AAAGCATTTGATACAAAAAATAAAAGTGCGATCATATTATAATAATGTCAAACTTTTATTTTTATAGTGGTCTGGGAGCCTTTATGTACTCTGTGTTTGCTGGTCTCAAGTACTACGCTTTAAGTGGAAAGGGTCTTGTGTCATCCTCGAGGGCCAAGAAGATGATAGACAGTGGGGACATAAAGATGGTTGTGGACGTCAGAACCAAATTCGAATGGGACAGGGGGCACTATAAGGGTGCCAAACATATCCCAGTCACAAGTTTAAAAGAATCCAAATTTAAGGGTGTTCCAAAAAAGACTGGGATACTGGTGTACTGTAACACTGGTCAGAGAGCCCGAAGTGCCGCAGAGACAATCAGAGGATACGGATTCGAGAATGTCTTTTATATAGAAGGTGGATACTGGACTCTTAATTAAAAAAATAAAAGTACTAATTATTAGTTGGTACATGGAATTCAATCTCATTCGCATGAAACCGACTGGTGGTTACGTGACCGTAATAGATCGCAGAAACAAACCCCGGTTGATGTGTTTCAGGGACCTTAAGTCCGCCAATAAGTGTAAGTATCAATTGGCAGCCTTTAGGGCAGATAAAGGTCATTGGCCTGACATGGATCTCTCGAATCCTCATTCGACGGTACCCCGAAAGGTTTACATGAAGTCGAGACACCCAGAGGAAGTCTTGGAATATTTAGAGGTGGACACAATAGACATGGAAAATATAACCACTATAGCAATGAATAACAACTTGTCTCTGCTGTATTGTCACAATTTTGAGTCAAAGTTGGAGGGTAACATGTTATCAATGGAATTTAGCGGTCAAGAGATTGACATGGATGTTGATAACTTTGCCTACATCAGAGAGTTGAACTATAATTACTACAAACCTGATTGATGGGCAGGCACGACTGAGTGTCGTTACACCAAGTGTACCCAGCCGATGGGACACAGCCCCACTCGTCCTTGTCCGACCCCAGGATCAGACCCACGTTGTCGTTATCAAAAAGAATTCCAAAGAGGCGAATGGCGTCGGCGGAAGTTGCCAAGGTAGCGAGCGCGAGAGCACCGATGAGAAACTTCTTCATTGTTATACTATTATATGGAGGTTATTTTTTAATTAAAGTTTACACACGTTACATTCATAAAATGGAGGCAACATACTGTCTTATCGATAGTTCTGGTTCTATGGCCCAGTGTCTCCGCGACACGATTGGAGGATTCAATCTATTTTTGGATCACCAACCCGAAAACAGCCTGATTACCACCTATACATTTGATAACAACGTGAAAGAAATGTATAGATGCTCTCCAGCCTCAAAGGCTCAAAGGTTGAACAAAGTGAACTACCGCCCCTGCGGTGGCACGGCTCTGTTGGACGCCATGGGTCGGGCCATCACGGTCGCGTCGAATTGTACGACCGACATAGTAAACATGGTGATCCTAACAGACGGCGAGGAGAATTCGAGCAAGGAGTTTACAAAGTCTCAAATTTTTGAGATGATCGAGGACCGCAAGAAGCGGGGGTGGAATTTCATTTTTTTGGGAGCCAACCAAGACGCCATCAAGGTTGCCGACAGTTTTGGAATTCCCGAAAACGGAGCCATCACCTTCGACACCGACTGCGTGGAAAGCGCTCTGAAGTCAACCTCCGAAGCACTCGAACGTCTGAGATCGGGTCAGACCCAATGTGTGGAGTTTTCACAGTTAGATCGTTCCGCAAGTTGCCCCGCGTAATTGATGAAGATGATTCCAACAATAATACTTGCCCTTCAAAAAGTAAAAAGGTCCCTGGCACACCCGAAGTGGTTCACCACTGTAATAACCTCCACCCAAACAACATTCCATAATTAAAAATATAACACAATATAATTTTAATTATGGATCCACCAGCCCCTCGCAAGAAGCAACAGGCAAAGGAAAAGGCCAAGTCCAAGGGTAAAATATATTCACAAAAACACATCCGCATGGTCACAGAACTACGCGATAAGTCCGCACAGAACCCGAGTCCTCCACCGAAAGAACCCTAAATTTAGGAGTCTTCATCAACTTTGCCCCACCATTTGTGACAAAGGACTTCATCTTCTTTATCTCACCTGATGACATCTTTCTGTTGTACTTGAGGGCCACCGTATTTTTTCCAATTTTTAAGCGAGTGCTACTCATTATTATTTACGCAGAGTTTTTTCCAGACAATTGAACTCCTTGACTGGACGTTCGGGCTTGAAGGGCTTCACGCACACTGGGGGTATTTCCCGATTCTCGCGATCTTCGTACTTTGAAGGTTTCTGACAATACATTGTATTACCACATACTTTTGTTTCTTTAAGTTAGTTACTAAACGCCAAACCAGCCATACCCTGTTTGATGCGAAGGATATTCCAGTTTACGGCGTAGAGATATATGTCATTTCTCCCTGAAGGAGACACACCAGTTAATTTCATTTCAGCGTTATCAAGACGAGAAAAGTTACACGAACCAGTGGGGACATGCTTAGAGGCCTTCTGTGCGAATGAATACATTTTGAGTTGCTGACCACCAGCGGATGTACCTTTAAGTAATTCAGAAGCGTGTTCGCTGTGGTAGTAACCCTGTACGTGTGTAAAAAATATGTCAGTCATATGTTCATCAAATAACTGAGTACCATTTAGATAAATCATGACTTCACCTGTATTGAAATTATCCGCAAGTACATTCGACCAATGAAGAGATTTTACTGGGTGATTTAACAGGGAAAGATCAAACGTTGGGTTGCTATCGGTTCCGTTTGTTGCTGGAAGTCTCTGAACCTGTTCGATTAAAATACTGTGATCAGTGTTAACAAACCAATCACGTTCATTGGTGTCTAACATTATGTAGTTGGCATAGAACCCAATTGTTCCGGGGTCATTGGTTGAAAATTTAATTTTTATTTCAACTTCATGATAGGCAAGCGCCACGAGGGGTAGGGGGTACGAGTCACAAAAGAAGAAATGCAAAGGAAGAAATTTTGAGTTCAATAAGTCAACTTTAATACTAGAATCACTTTCATCACTCGTAAAAATGGACATAGCTTTGGCACCCGAATCACACAAAAACTTTTGCCAGTGGAGAGCCATAAAGGTGGCATCTTGGCGATCTACAAGCTGACCGCCTATATAGAGTTCAAATACCGCGGGATTACTAGTGTCAGCGTTAATGCCATTACCACCAATATTAGTACTCTCTAAATCAAGCCATACGTAACTCAAAAGATCACCCTTGTTGGGAATCTTAATGCTCACTTCACTGTTAGCCGCAACTTTGCCCATGGGAGTCAATTTAACTGGTTTCATGGCAAAGTTAGTGTGACGAGCGTACTTCTGACGGAAAAAGGAAACCTCGGGCTTGCCTGTGAGGTAGGCATCCTGGACACCCTTCGCAACTAGATCGACTAATGCTCCTGACATTGTTTTACTACTATACTATATTAAAAAAATCGGGCGCCTATAACACAAAGCAATGGTAGTCTTTCAGGCTCTCTCGTGGGAGGCCAGAGACTGCGGAGACGAAGACAACGATGAACCCAGGGAGTACCTCATCAGTATCTTTGGTCGCACTGAGGACGGAAAGTCTGTCAGTGTTACCACCCCCTTCAAGCCCTACTTCTTCATAAAGTTGGATAAGAACGTGACAGAACACGCCATCAAGGTCCAATGGTCCAAGTTGGAGTCTCTCGCTGAATCCTACGAACTTCTGAAGGCTAAGGATCTTTGGGGATTTCAGAACAACGAGAAGTTTCCATTCATGAAGGTGAACTTTACCTCTTTAGAAAATATGCGGAAGTGTAACGGCAAACTGAGGTACCAAACCCCGCCTGTGAAAGTTTTCGAGTCCAACCTGGATCCCGTTCTGAGGTTCATGCACCGTTCTGGAATTCAATCCACTGGATGGATGGACACTGGTGCCGAGTGTTCGCGGTCCAACCTGACTCATTGTAAGGTGGATTTGTTCTGTAACGACTGGAAAACCCTTAAGCCGGTTCAGAAGGATGACGTGGCACCCTTTGTGGTGGCCTCCTTCGACATTGAGTCCTACAGTTCCACTGGAAAGTTTCCAGATCCCAGCGTTCCCGGTGACGCCGTGTTCCAGGTGGCCTTCACCCTGAAGAAGTTGGGCGCTGCGGACATTCATGAGAGGGTCTGTTTCTGTTACAAGAAGACCGAACAGCCACCCAACGGAACCGTCATGTGCTACCCTACAGAGAGGGATTTACTCTTGGCCGTGAGGGAATACATAGTCACGTCGGACTTTGATATCCTCACCGGGTGGAACATCTTTGGATTTGATTTGGAATATCTTTACAAACGGGCTGATGTTAACGGTTGTTTGGAAGAGTTTGCCCAACTCGGAAGGATCAAGGAAAAACTTTCAGAACTTACCATCAAGAAGTTGTCCTCCAGTGCTCTGGGAGACAACCTTCTGAAACTGTTACCCATGCCTGGTAGATTCATCTTCGATCTGTTCCACGAGGTGAAGCGTGAGCACAAGTTGGAATCCTACAAGCTGGACTTTGTGTCCAACCACTTCTTGGGTGATCGCAAAATTGACATGTCTCCCAAGGAAATGTTTAAGCGCTTCGTGGCCGAGGATCCTCACGAACTCATGGAGGTTGCCGAGTACTGTATCAAGGATACCGAACTTCCTCACAGGTTGGTCGATAAGCTCTGTAACCTCTTGAACCTTTTGGAGATGGCCAAGATTACTTGGGTTCCCATCAACTATTTGGTTGAGCGGGGTCAGCAGATCAAGGTGTTCAGTCAGAT